TTAAATTTTAATAAGTGAATTAATTTGATTGAAAATGCCGTCACCTATTCCAGATACATTTTTTATATCTTCTATAGAAGCAAATTGACCATTTGCTTCACGATAGGCAACAATCTGATTTGCCTTAGATTCACCAATTCCTGGCAAACTGCTAAGTTCTGCCGCTGAGGCAGTATTAATATTGATAAGTCCATCGTCAGCTTCTGCGCTACTTTCTTTTAAGGCCTTGACCTCTTCTATAGTATAAACATAAATCTTTTGGCCGTCCTCTACAGGTGCCGCCATATTTATATCACTATCATCTGCTGCTGAACTTAGACCACCTGCAGCCTCTATCGCTGCATAGACTCTCGAGCCCATTGGAAGCTGATATACATCAGGCTTTTCAACAGCACCAGCCACTTGAACATAAATTGTTTCGGGAATTAAATCCTCTACAATTTCTTCAGTAGCTTGATTGTTCTCTGTCTCTCCAACCAGCTCTGTAGATTGAAAGTATGATGCTTGACCGCAGCCTGTAAACAAAATAAAACTACAACAAGCAAAACAAATTAATTTTTTCATTTAAACTCCTATCCTGTTTGATAGGAGATTCCATTGTCGTCTTGCTTATTGTAGCGAATTTTTTTATATATTACAAGAGTTTTACAAAATGTTGTATTTTTAGTGCATTTTTAACGAAATTGTTACCGACGTGTTCGCAACATGTTTGAAATTGTTGAAATTAAACACATCCTGTCTCTCCTAAAAATATTACAAAAGCCCTGAGTATATTGCAATACCCAGGGCATATTTAAAAAGGGGGCTATATATCAAAGGGAATCCCCTGTGATACCTATATCACACGTCTGTTTTCATTGTGGCCAAAAATACAATAGTGCTCATAGTATGCCTTGGCACCTTTACCGGTTTTCGGATCAATGTTTCCAAAGACAGGTGGAAGGTCTGGGCTATGATTTGCATATACCCATACATTGAAATCACTGATGGTCTTGCCCCATCTCGATTTTTCATTGCAGCCGAATGCGAGGAAATGTTCCAGCAGAGCTTTCTCGTCATATCCAAAAGCCGCTTTAAGGTCTGGGTTTGAATCAGCATAATACTTGGTATCAAGTACATAAGAATAATCGATACCGTTTCTTATTAACCCATCCTCAGCTCTAAGGTACCCATCTGTACATACGCCTGTATGTCCTTTCGTTTGGGTTACAAAAATATCGCCTTCATAGACTTTTGTTTTTGCGCTGTATACAATGGCTTTTTCGAATAGCCCAGTAGCTTCCAAACAATCAACCTCATCAGCTGTGTTAAAATTGCCAGGGTCTTTTCCACATGCTTCTTTTACACACTCTCTAACTAGAGTACCACAATCACATTCAGTATTTACCATTGTCGAAACTCCGTACGTGATTACACCTAAGCGACCGTTCTGATCATAACCTAAGTGATAGTTGTTACAAGCTGTCTTCATGCACACGGCCAGAGCCTTTGCATGGGATGCTTTTTTAGCTCTTAAGATATAGAGTTTTCTGCCACTAACAAAACTAGCTAGGGTTTGCATTGAAACTTCACCTTTATAATCTGGTTTAGAAGTTTGCTTCTGATCTCCAGCTTTATCGCCAGTTGCCTTACCATTGCTTCCGATTCTCGCACTGCCTATATATATTGTCATAATGTTTCCTCCTTCTGTTCTTCTACGATTACATTAGGGCTGCATTCATAATTCATGGTATATACTGCAGCTTCAATTAATGAATCCAACTGTTCTTCCGTTATGGATATGTGTTTCTCTGATAATTGCTGTCGTATATAGTTGATAACAAAATCTTTCTTTTCTTCTCCCCCTCCTGGGTTCTGAAATGTTATCTCTGCAAAGCGTACCGCTGTGTTTAGAAGCTCCTTTACTAACTTATTCTCAGATAGTTCTAGGTTTCTTTTAAGAGCTGGTACAAGATATCTAGTCACAAGTGCTGTGGCTATTATCACGATTAGTTTTAAAATCTCAAATAATAATTCATCCATAATAAATCCTCCTTACATTCCTATACGTTTAAATATGAATCCTATAACAATGCCTACTATTGCAGTAAAGACGTAGCTAACCATTTTGCGCCACATTTCTCCGTCTTTGCTTTCAAGCACTTCGAGGCGTTTTCCTTGTTTTTCTTGTTCTTTCAACATGCCTTGCATGTTAGAAGCCAACTTTTCGACCGATGTTGTCAACGATAATATCTGCCTGACGTTTGCTTCCAAGGATTTAATCCGTTCATTTTGTCGATGATTTTCATCATCAATACGTTTTGCGAATTCTTGATGTTCTGCTTTCGAAAGAAACTCACTGTCTCCCATAAGCTTCCTCCTTTCTGTATTTTGTTTTTTCGCATAGAAAAAGGACACCATTTCTGATGCCCTTTTGAAGTTGGTATTTTGTATAGGTTAGAATATTAGTCGCCATCCATTCGTAACTGTTGAACCATCATACTTTACACGCATATATAAATGGTCGTTTGTTACATCTGCAAAAAAGTCTAACCATGCATCCCATGTTGCATACAGATACTTACCATCTGTTACTCCGTCAACTGGCCATTGTTTAGATATTGTAGGGTTTGTAACTACTGCCCACCCACCATTAAAACTTCTTCCAACATTATTTGTAAATTCATTTGAACCATCAACGGTAGCATATTTACGCATAGCTTTCCCAACAACATTTTGTTTTGAAAATATCGCGTTACTCTCTGTAACAAGTTTCTCCCAAGATGACCAAGAAGAACCATCATAATAGCGAATGTATCTATTATTTGTTCCATTCTGAATGGCTTCTTGCTGTATATAGGACTCATTAAATGCTTGCGTGATAACAATGTAGTTTGCGCCTGTTGCAGGTGTATTTGTAGCACTATTCAATACAGTAAATATCTGCATACTGCTATTATCAGATGGTACTGCATCATCAAAACTTGTACTTATCCAATTGCCAGTATTTAATCCTCTTACTTTTGATAAGGCTAGGTCAGATTGTGAAACCAATAAACTAGGTGTTATTTGTGTAGCTGTGCTTGGTATGTCACTCGTCCTAGAAAAGTTACTAATAAACTTAGTCTTTCTAACAGTACAAGCCATATATGGAGATGCGTCAATATAAACCGCATGATTGGTGACATCTAAATATACAGAAATTGAAACATTGCTCGTATCAGTAGTAGAATGTTTAGCTTCAAAGGTATACTTACCACCACTACTAATTACTAATCTTGCAGTAACGAATTGTCCGTTATACCAACCCCATGCGAAATCAATTTCAACAAATTTCGCATTCGGTTCTGATGTATACTCGATTTTGAAATTATCATTTGGAGATGCAGAACTTTGGAGAGTTAAATCTGTTGTATAATCACCAAGTCCACTCTCTGTAACCAATTTATTTGAACTCGTTGCGGAAGTAGGTATAATATCTTCAATCATAGCACCACTAGGAAGTTCTTTCTCTTGATAGCCTGATAAATCAACTACACCTGATTGTAAATCAAACTTAAATGTATTCTCACTAGCATATACTACAACTGCATTATCTCCTGCATTAATAGTAATACCTGCACCTTCAATGAATAAATCAGTTGTAACACCACTATTAGTAATCTTATAAACATTACCTACATTAGCTTGAACTAATAAATCAGATGTTAATTCTGATACTGACTTTGAACCTGATGGATGATAAGCACCATAAACTGCACTTGACATAGCACGATATACTGCCCTAGATGTAGGTAAATCACTCTCCAATGGACTTACATATTCTGTAGTATTCTCATAGGCAGCTGTACCTACATCAGTTGTATTTACTTTACCTGATAAATCTAATATTTCTTCTGTTGTACCTGATTCATCAGTTACTTCTACTGTAATTACATCACCTGATTTTGATACAGACATTGTAGGACTATAACCGTCTTTTACCTGAGCAGTAGTTGTACCTGTCTTATCTCTTACAGTAATAGTAGAAATATTACTATCTTTAGTTACATTAGCTACAGGACTGAAACCCTCATCACCTTGGTCACCTTTATCACCTTTAACTCCTGCGATTGGACCATTATTATACCATTCCTGTTCTTGTACTAACCAAATATATAAATCAGGGCTAGCAGTTGTACCTACAAAATAAGCATCACCTTCATTCTCAGGACCAGTAGGGAAAGCTGCAATTAATTCTTCATAAGTAGCAAATCTTGAACGAATAGAGAATGAACTACCATTCTGACCATCATTACCTTTTTCACCCTTATCACCTTTATCGCCTTTAGCTAGAATGAAATTAAGAATAGCATCTTGTGATGTACCTGAATTAGTGACTGATGGAGATTCACCAGATGTAACTGAACCAATCCTTATTGTAGCTGCTGTACCATTTGCGCCTCTTGGACCAGGAACACCTTGAACACCCTGATTGCCCGGGTCACCTTTGTCTCCTTTTTCTCCATCCATGACATCCATGGTCTGAGTCTTGGTTGTGCCATCATCAGCAGTCCATTGATATGTAATTCTTTTACCACCACCAATAGCTTCTATACTTTTAATGGTACAAGGTTTTCCTTGAATTAATTCAATTCCTTTTGTTACATCTTCTGTGTACTTTTTTGAGAGTGCTAAAACTTTCTTTGCTGATAACATGCTTATGCCCTCCATTCTTGATTTTCTTCATCATAGAAATACAAAGTACCAGTGTCCATCTCCATGAAAGTTGAGCCGTTTCTAATCACGGTGCTTTCATAGGTTGGCTTAGGCTTCTCATCAGTACTTAACCCCGAAAAGTCAAAGGCAGCTCTTTTCAACTTGAAGTTATCAAACTCCTGGTTTTCAATTGAATCTACTGTGACCATACATTTTCCTCCAATCTTAAAAAGGAGAGGGCTTAGCCTCTCCTAGTTTGTTTCCATTATTCTTATTTGAATCTCATCCGATAGCTTTTTGATTAGTTCTATAATCTCTGGGATTGATAGATTTGATAGTTCTTTGTCAGTCATTTGTTATTACTCTGCCTTGATAAGCTCATCGACCTGATTGCCTTCAAGCTCATTGATTTGGTCTCTTATTTTTTGTCTTTCCTTTGCCAGCTCGTCTAAATCGTATGGATCCTCGTAACCGAGTAATCTATACTCCATTATCTTTGCCAGCTTCCAATCACCTATTGGCGAATGTGGTGATGATAGCTGCAGCTTTAGCTCTGCTATCTGGTTGCCTGTTTCGTTTGTGCTTAACTCTGTTTCGTTTGCCATACTTTCTCCTCCTTTTTGGTTTATGGTAAATAGCTAAATAGTTCTTTAAAAAGCTTGTCGGTGATTTTGACCGCTTTTACGTTATTGTAAATAGGCTTGCCATTCTTACTATTCTTATTCTTTTGTCGCAATATATGTCCTTTCCAGGAACGATATTGGGATTCTATTTCTTCCATGGTTAGATCACCACGGTCTAGTTTCTTTTTGAACTTCTTTAGCTTGCGTCTTTCTCTAATAAACGTCTCCGCTAAATAACTTCTAGTAACTTTTCCTGTATCAGATAATCTATATTTTACTTTTAAAAATACAAACGGCTTGTCTAATTTAACAAGCCTAGTTTTTCTCTCGTTGATATGTAATTTTTGTTCTTTAGCAATTTTCTTAATACCTTCGAATACATCTATTAAGAATTCTTTATCAGGGTGGATGATATAAAAGTCATCGTTATAACGGCCGTAATATTTACAGCCCCTAACTATCTTTACGTAATTGTCAATCCTGGTTGGATAATAAACACCTGCTATCTGTGACAGCTCTGAGCCTATTCCTACGGATTTATGAATGCATCTTTCAGGTCCTATCTTTGGACGCTTATAATATTTATTTGAATCATAGACACCTTCTATATTGTCATTAAATTCTTCATCTGTCATTCGAGAGCCATCTATGACATAAGAATCAAGAATCAATTTCACCTCATTAAGAACCGCCTCATCCTTGATAACCTTTCCTATTTCCGCAATTAATAGCTCATGATCTAAGTTATCAAAATACTTAGAGAAATCACTAAATAGTATATATCCCTTATTTGTGTGATATTTGTAGAAGTATTTCTTTAAATGGACTTCCATTCTATTTCTTTGCATATCAATACCTCTACCTTTGAGGCTTGCGCAATTGTCATAGATGAGCTTCTTGCGTAGCTCTGGTATTAATATTTCTTTACAAAGAGCATGAACCGGAACTCGTTCTTTGAATGGAACTGGCGTGATGTGTCTCACTTTGCCTCGTTCTGATATCGTGAACTCTACGCCTTTGTGATAGGCTGTCGTTCCATCCTTGTGAGCTTTGATTGTGTCACTAATGTATGACAGTGCATCAAATCCATATAATTGAACTGATTTCTTATACTTGATTGGTTTTCTTATCTCTAAGAATGAATCATATAATGTATCAGCATTGTAAATATCATCCATTGTTTTCATAATAAAAATTTTGGGCTCCGCTTATAGCATCATCTGACGTATCAGGATGCGTCAGAGCCCACGATTTACCTTTGTATAAAGGAGGGCTAGTACATCTCCTTGCCTGTGGATACCGCTTTTGCTCGTAGCTATTTGCGAACTCAGGTAATCGGGCGAACGCCGATGGCATTCGAAGCATCGTTGTTGTTCGAGTTGCCGTTGTTGTTCACGTTGCACGCGTTAGCAGAGGACGCGACACATAGATGTATGCCCAAATTAATCAAGCCTCCTGTAATTTCTTTAAAACTTTATTGTCTGCTTTTCTCCAGTTCTTGATATGATTCTTTTCATCTCGAATCATATCGTTGTACTGTAAATACTTATTTCTTGGAATAGGAAGAACTTTTGCTGCATAATTAAGTTCTTGCTTAATCTTTTCACAATCAGCGATAGCGCGCGTCATATATTTTCGCCTTGCTCCATATTCCGAAACATTGGTGATATATATTGTATTTGCTTCGGTTAAATCCATTATGAGGTCGGCTGCGTATCCGAAGATACGCTCTCGGACCTCTTTGTATAACCAATAATCTTTGTTTTTAGTTATTCTTCCATCTTCTGTTCTGATATATTCCTTATCATCCCCGAAATCCTCTTTTAACATTTCTGTTATCTTTGTCCGTAGCGTGAGAGCTACTTCGAAAAATTCTTCTGATGATACCGGTCTCTTGCTTTTCGGTATGCTCATTATTCTGCCTTTCCTTAGTTAGTCTATCTTTTGATCAAATCCGCCCCATGGAAGGGGCGGAATTTGAGCTTACGCAATGAAGGCAAGCGGGCGAACGCCGAGGGCAAGCGAAGCAGCGTTGGCGTGCGAGGAGCCGGTGTCGTACACGCCGCACGCGCCAGCAGAGGACGCGACATTCTTGGTCCAAGTATGCCTAGCGTATTGAGTGTTAGCAATATCGCCAAGGAAATCTTGATAGCTCATGCCAGCCTTAAAGATTGCGAGCTGTTCCTTTTGAACGCCTGCATCATATCCGCTAGATTCAAAACCATCTCCACCAGTGAGGTTTTGAATAGATGGTAGTGTACATTTTTTTACGGCTGAATTATCGCTTGAGTCATACCATGCCCAGCTACTTGAAGCTCCTGCCCATGCGCTGTAGCCTTTGCATGAAGCGGATGTGTTAATTGTGTTTGTTTCCAAATTGTAGAAGCTCAATACCTTAATTCCATGATCTTCAAAATCAGCTTTTAGCCAATATCTGTATACCTTTGGTAATACCGTATTTCTGATATAAGAATTATGATAAGCTCCCGTAGTATCATTTTGACCTACACCAGTTCGGCTTCCTGCTGTCGCCTGCCATGGCGCACAACCTTGAACAGTATTTATAGTTGCATCACCTGTCCATAGTTGTCCAGCCCACAATAGTTCTGATACCCCAATTAACTGTTGTGGCATTATAGCTAAATGGTGCGTGCTCTCAGCGTAATTAGTCTGGCCATATCCGCTTGTACGATTTCCGTACCAGTAATCAATATCCACCGTCCAGTACTTGGTGCCAGTGGTCTTACCAATAATATAGTTTCCAGGATTAAGGTCTGTGAAATCTCCTGCTGCAACCCTAGCTCTAAGAGCTGAGTTTGTTGCATACATTTCATCTGAAATATCCTTGATTACTACAAATCCATTTCTTTCTGCTGCTGTCTTTCCTAAGATAGCTTTTTTGTACACCAATTTGAGGATTGTCTTAATTGTGCCATCCTCAATATCGCTAATATCTGTGTCTCCTAAATCAGTCTCTATGGTGTCAACTTTATTCACTGCAGCCTCAAACATTTCTATGGTTGGGGTTGCGGCTGGGTTTACGGATATAACCACTGAGCTTGAGTTTGACACCTTTACATTAAATGTATAGCTATATCCTGTAGGTGTTTCTCCACTAACATATGCTGGCATCCAATCAGGATGTTCATCTGCAATGCTTACCGCGTATAGAATTGAATTTCCTTCACCATCCTCTGCAATGAGACCGATTGTATTGATATAGTAAGCTTCCTGCACGCTTGTGTTATCCACTCTGGTAAATACCTGTACAGTTTTGCTATCTGTGACAGACACCCCTGATACCAAAGTTGTTTGCTTTACATCTTCAAGTGATTCGAGAGTTGCTAAATCGCCGATTGTGTAAACATGTGACGATGTTTGAAGGCTAGTGAATTTAGCTGTTGTTTCACCAGCAATCAATTTGGTCATTAAATCTTGACCAGCATTTGTGATTACTAAATCTTGCATTGTTATCCTCCTTAGGCTGTTGTTATCTGAATATGCTTGCTTCGCACAGCACTGCTTGCATATTTCAATTCTGTTTCAATTTCATAACTAGAGTTATCAATGGTCTGTAAATAAATATGTTTTCCTTTTACCATGCCTGCACCATACGTAACCCGACCATTTAACTGTCTTGCTACCTCAACCTCATCCATAACTGACCTTGCAGCTTTCACTTTCTTTATGACGTTCATAAATACAGTATTGGCATCCTCGGCCAGTGTATCGTAGATTATTGGTTTAAAATGATAAGGTTCTCCATCATAGTCATACCATGGTTTAAACTCAGCTCTTTCAAATATCGTATCAAGCAGCTTGTCTATAGCTGACCTTGTGCCAGCGTATCGATTCATCTCAAGTGATGTTTTAAGCAGGCTTAGTTTCATTTCGTTCTCGTATTCAGAACGATAATATGGTGCTCTGATGCATAGTGCCAAATAGTCATAGTATTTAGGGTCTACTTCATCAAGATTTGACCAAATGGTTAAGGACTTGGCCAACTCATGGAACTTTTTGATTTGCTTATCCAAAGCGTATGCAAAGCACTCATTTTCTACATCCTGTAGGTTAGGTGGCAATGAAAGATAGGTACTACCTATATCGTCTAAGTTATACATGGCCTACTCCTTATCATAGCCACCAAAGGTTAGCGAAATGCTTTCGCATACTGCTACTTCATCATCTTCAATGGCTTCATACTCTGGTGTTGTTATTACTATTCTTGAACCGCCTGCTGCATTCACATAGGACCTCAGAATATCAGGATTAATGGCTCTGCCTATTTTGGATTTGGTATAATTAACAAATTCATTTACCGAATCCTCAATAGCTTCTTTGATACCATCTGCTATTTCCTTTTTATCCTCTGAAATATAGTAGGTGGCTTCTAGTGTGTAACCTACCTGTGTTGGTGCATACATCTCAACCTTGTCGGTATCAGGTGTTTTGTTTAGTCCCTTAACATATTTATAGACATTTTCAAGATATTCTGATGTAGGTAGGATTCCATTTTGCAGCAAGATATAAATCTTAACCGTGGCCTGATAGTCAGTGATGATTTTGACATCGATAATATTGCTCGAATATGCTTTGGTAAATTCTTCATAAGCTTCAATAGGTCCAGCTGATGAGTACGTATTTGAAAAATTAAAGATAAGCTCTCTCAGTTCTTCATCCGTGTACTCATCATGACCACCAGCGCTTTCAGTTGTGTTTGATACGCTCTCTACTAAATTGACTGGATCAGATATTATATTCAGTTGACCTTCTATATATCCATTTCCCTTTGTTCCTACTTCGGTACAGGTAGCATTTGTATCTCCGTATTCTGAGCCTGCAGGTATTACCAAATCTTCATCTGTGGCAAAATATATCTGATCACCACAGGTTGCTCTTGTGCCTGCTGGAATTGTTATATCCTGAGGTTGCACAGCTGATAGAGTAAATCTTAATGTTACCTGGGCAGCTTCTGTGCCATCCTCAACGAAGCCAAAATTAGCTCCCCAATTCTTAAGAAACGGTCCATACATATATTGGATAAAATTCAGTTTATGTCTTTCGTTCATGATGGCTGCAAGCTGATATAGCTTACCTGCTGTTGTGTTTATTAATATTCTTCTGGAATCTGCTGGGTATAGCTCTAAAGTTTCTCCCGTTAGTTCCTCATATCTAGCCTGATAATCTGCAATCATTTCATTGGCAATGCTCTCAAAAGTTATCCCTTCCTCTGTTAGCATATCGATAGCAGGAAGGTTATCCAGTGCGCTGATATTAGACATCTCCAATCACCACCTTTACTTCATTTTCGTCTGTGAACTTAACCTCTGTCACCTTGGCTCTATCCTCCCATATGCCAGTCTGAGTGATTACCTCTGTGGCATATTTGTTTTTTGCGATATCCGAATTAAATTCGGGTGGATAATTTTTAATGCCCATAGAGCGCAAGTAGGGAGCTGTTCCATAAGGAGTGCTTGATATCGTGCTTATGCTATTTTCTATAGCATCTGTTTCTGTTTCCGTCATTGTCTTTGTACGGTTTTCTGAATACTCTAATGTCATTGTTACCTCCCTATGCAGGTATAGTTAATACTTGACCTGGGTATATAAGATTTGCATTCTTAATCTTGTCTTTATTTGCGTTGTAGATTTTGGTGTACTGAGAACCTTTGCCGTAGAATTTCTTTGATATATTCCAGAGGCAATCACCTTTTACTACAGTGTAGGTTTTGCTTGTTGATACTGCTGGAGTTGCTGAGTCTCCTATTTGGCGTGCTGATGGAATTGTTGTTATTGTGGCTACCTGGTTTGCATATTCTTTCAAAGTCACTTGGAATGCAATAAATACAGGTCTGCCATCCACATGGAGTATTTTGTAGCTTTCCTGAATACTCGTGATAACAAAAGGGTTATCCCCTACTTGCTTCCCTCCCATGACAAAGTTTTCAGCTGAACCTGAAGCTTTAGCCTGATAGAGTTTACTTTCTACATCAAGTGGCTTGATTCCAAACTTAGCATCTGCTTCTATAGTCATTGAAACTTCATCTAAGCCATCCGCGTTAAATTCAAGGTAGGATTTTTCGCCATTTCTTTCATGCTCTGCGTATGAAGCACTAGAGCTTCTTGAGAGGTCATGAAAAGATAGTACTTCGTTTCTATTTGAGATTTGTCTGCAATAAAAATCTATATCTCCAAAGCTTCCTACGTTTCCCATTCAATCACCCCTGTGTTAATGTCTTATATACCAGTTCATCTACTATGAGCTTCTTGCCTGTGTATTCCATTTCTTTAGTGGATGAGTCGTAAATTATGCTTTCGCCATCCTTAAACTCTTTCACAAACAAATTAGCTCCTGTTTTGCTTGGTGTATTTCCTTCTAGGAAGATTTTTCCTAGAATTACACCTTTTCCTATTTGGCCGTTAACCTCTTCGAAGATTGCGGCCACTGTATCACCAGGATTTGGCATCTCATAAACTGTAGATAAAAATGGTACCGCTGACACTACTGCATTTTCTCTATCCTGCAGAGTGACATTTGCGGTACCACTTCCTGTGTTTACTGATGATATTGTTGCGTAAAATAACGTCGCCATAGAACCTCCTAAAACTCCGTTACTGTTAAATGTGCTGTAATGGTTATAGTGTATTTTCCACCTGACTTTGAGTGGGTTACGCTGTCGATAAAATACTTACCATCCAGTTTTCCAAAACCTGTTAAATTGAAACAATCAGCTGCTACATATTTAGCACTTCCCATCATTTTAAGGGTTATACTTTGGCTGCTTCTTATATTCTCTCTTAAGGCAGCCTTAGCCTTCTTTTCAGCATCGCTATAGGACTCAGCTTTGTTCGTAATAAACATCTGTCTGCTTCCTGTTTTGCCTGGGATAGTGTACTCATATGTCAGTGCCTTACCTTTTTTGCTATTAGTGTATTGAATCTTTACACTGTCATATACTTGAGTGGTGGCTTTTTTGATGCTGTAGGAACCACTGCCGCCTAATTGACTATGTGAGATATCATACAAGGCCGCTTTAGCTTCATAGGTTGATTGATCATATACAACGATTTTCTTATTGTACAATTTGACAGATAGTCCGTATTCGCTGCATATTGAATAAGCGAAGGCTAAATCCGTCTTACCCGACTGATTAGCTGAATCAACACTTATATCCTCAGCATCAAATACAAGCTCTATTCCTGCCCCTTGAGCTATATCGCTCATGATTGTTTTTACTGTGGTTTTGGTCCAACTTTTATTTTTCTGTTTTACATTAAAATTACTATCGACTGGTGTAGATATTCCTGAGAGCTGTAACGTCTCAGGAAATCCCGAGTAACTCAACGAATCCACCATGAAGGTTCCGCAATAAAGCTTTCCTTCTTTGTAGTCCGCTGCCCATTCAGATAGTTGAATCCAGGCTTTAAAAGTGTCCTCAGGAGACGGGAAAAAGCCATTCATCCATTTTTGATTAATATCACTTAGATTAAGTGTTACTGTATCTGATGTGCCTGTGGCATTGTCTTTCCATGTGAATCCGTTTAAATCATTTGCAATGATATCCGTAGCTTCTACACCGTTATACTCGATTAGTATCTTAGACCTCATTGCTTCCATTACTCAGTATCCCTCCATGGTGCAATATTATCACCAGAAGATTGGTCTGCAACCTCTGGACACCACACCTTAACTCCTGCAGAGAAAATGTAGGTGTCCATTATGGTGCGATTTTCTTCGGCGTTTAATAATACTTCTACTTTTGTTTCATCTTTATAGACTATGTAGGCGATATAATCCCACATATCGCCCTGCTTAGTCTCGTAGTAATATCCGCCCATATATCCTCCTATGCAAATGATACTCTAGAATCTTCACGCTTAATTTCATCTAACATTTCTCTCAATTGGTCAATGCTCATTGTGAGGGCTGATGATACCTCTTCCTTTGAAGCGTTACCCTGAATTACTATGTTAGGACTGAAATTAACCTGTATGCCTTGTCCATTGGATGTATTGGACGAATTGCTTAATGCTGCAAGAGCATCACCTGCTCTATCAGTTCTGACACCTAATAACTGACCTACTCGTTGCCATAGACTTAAAGCGTTTTCAGAACCATCAAGAGGTATTACTGCCTCAGGTCCATCTTCTGCTAGCCATGACAGCTCTGTTGAATTGATGATACCGCCGTTAGCATTGTGGTCGATGTTTGGGTCTGCATAAGGTACTCCTGCCCATGTTTCTGTAGTAGGCGCAGGGAATGAATCCATTGAGCCAGTAAGTTTATCTGTAGTTCTTTGAACCATTCGATTAACTTTGGCCTGTTCAGTGTTAACATCAGCCACCAGCTGCATATTAATTGTTATGGTAGAGTCGATTGTGCCATTCTCAAGACCTTCCTTGATTTTTTGTCTAACCATTTCAGTTGTAGACTCAATCTCGCTCATGTTCTCAGGAGTTGTCATCCCTTCCATGAAAGACTCTGGGATTAAAGCTCCAGCTCCTTGTGCTGCTGCAATTATATCCGTATAGCGTTCATCATTTTTGATTGAATCTCCAAGTAGAGCATAGATGGCATCCTGGTCACCTGATGCAGCTCCAATCATACGGATGTTGTTGATAGCGTTTTGATACTCTTCCGGAATTTCAACACCAAGCTCTTGTAGCTGTTGCTTGGTTGTTAACAGACTCTCTAACGTAGGTGCAAGCTCTTCATACAGCTTGCCTAAATCTTTTTGAGTTTGGCTGTCTAAGTCAACCGATTCTGCTATATCAAGCTGAGCTCTATCTAACTGTGCCTGGAAGGTGCTAGCATCATAATTACCTGATAGTAAAGTTTCTAGCTCTCCTGTTAAGTTGCTATTTATACTATCTATGGTTTCTTGTATGCCTTCATCTGAGTATGCACTCATGATACCGCCAACCAGTGCATCAGCGGCTTGAAGTTGTGCGTCACCTATTTGTTGCTTGTAGCTACTTTGAAGTTCTGCAACAGCCTCGTTAAAACCTTCTGCAGTACCGCCATTATATGCATTGTAGAGTACTGCATAATTGTCGTAATAGCTTTCCTGCGCTGTTTGCTGTATCTCAGCAAGGTTTTTACCGACCTCTTCCTCTATAGCTATAAAGGACTCTGAGTCTAGACTTGACCAGTCGTAATTAACTCCAAGCAATGACATCTGAGCATCTAGGCGACCTCTAGACATCTGAGCTTGAGCTTCAGATATCTGAGCTTGAATACTTGCAATATTTTCAATTTCCTCAGGACTTAGAACATTATCCTCGAATGCTGCATTGACAGCATCACTAAGACGTGTTCCAAGATTTTGCATACTCTCTTGATTGAGTGCGTAGAATTCGTCTACCTTGGTAAGTATCTCAGCAGAATTTGCAGAACCTTCTAAGCCTGCTGCTAAACTAACTGATACTGCGTATCTTTCTTGTTCAGCATATGCGTTAAGATTACTTACATAGTCTTCAACCGCTTTTTGATAGCTTTCTTTGTCCTCCTCGGTTAGTTCAAGTCCTACCTCAACCTTCCAGTTGAGCTTATTAATTTCTGATAATGCATCAGCAACTTTCTCTGATAATTCATCCGACTCGCTTAATTCATCTAATGCAGACCTTAATCTTGAAAATGCGTCTGTTTCTGTAAGTGATGAAGCAACGTTTTCAATCTCTGAGAATGAGAGTGCAATATCTCCAAAGTGATCTGCCAGACTTTGAGCTGTTGCTTCTCTTTCTGCATCAGCTATAGCTCCTCCCAAAGCTCCAAAGGCTGCTGCGGCTGCTGTCGCTAGTGCTAGTGTGGTAGATAAAGGTCCTCCTAATATAGAGGCGATTTTCATACCCGTGCTTGCTACTTTGATTGCTGTTACTCCTGCTGCAATTCCACCAAGAGTACCTATTACAGTTCTTCTGTTTTGAATAAGCCAACTTCCTAGTTCGACACCATTCTCCAAGAGGTTTTCTAAGCCCTCTGCGGCCTTTTCTAATGCATCTGAGAAATCACCTTTGTGAGCTTCCGCAAAAGCAACTATGGAATCTGTAACATTTGGTAGTTCATCAGAAAGCCAGAAAAGAAATTCTTTGGCATCATCAGAAAAAACATCCACCACTCTGATTTGCATATCTTCTTTAGCGGATTTCCATCTTGCCAAAGCCATTTCGAGCGTATCTGTTTCGATTCCATACATTCTCTCAAGTGCGCCTGTACTATTCACAACTTCTGATTCAAGTTCTGACCATACGCTTGAGACATTGCCAGCTTCATCTGTGGTTTGCTTAACTGAGTCTAATAGATAAGAAAACTGAGAATATCTTCTGGTTCCTGCTATCTTACTCAGGCTTAAAGCTTTTTGTTCATCTGTAAAGCCTTCCATTGCTTCGTTAATCGCAATTAAAGACTCTTCCAATCCAATGAATTTACCGTTATCCCACAGGCTAACACCAATATTGTCTAACTCTTTAAGAGCAGTTGAATTACCTGCTAATCTAACGAAAATAGAATTGAGTGCGGTACCGGCTTCCTCAGCCTTTAAACCATTGTTGGCCAGAATGCCAATAGAGGTTATTGTTTCGTCAAGAGACGCTCCTAACACTCTAGAGGCACCACCAGTTTTAACAAGGGCTTGCATTGTTTGTTCTGCCGTAGTATTAGCCTCATTATTGCTGGCTATTAACTTATCCATATACATGTCTAGGTTGTTAACTTCTAGACCTAATGCATTCATGGAGTCGGTAACTAAATCACTGGTGGTCTGTAGGTCTTTTTGTGTTGCTGCTGCAAGATGAAGTATAGGATTTAATCCTTTAAGCGACTCCTCTACATCCCAACCAGCAAGAGACATATACTCAAATGCTGATGCAGATTCTTCTGCGGTGTACACTGTATCTCTGCCAGCATCAAGAGCAGCTTCTCTCATAGCTTCAAACTGTTGAGCATTAGCTCCTGATATTGATTGCACAGTGGCCATCTCCTGCTCGAACCCTGTAAAGGTTTCTGTTGCGCTGGAAATGGCTCCTCCTATAACTACACTTCCTGCAACAACTGCTGCGGCTGTACCTGCTATCAATTTGTTAGCAACACTGTTTAGTCCCGCTAAATCATTTTGAGCCTTTGTTAAATTGTTTTTCCAGCTTGTGGAAGTTGTGGCTCCTAACATTACTTCCAACAAGTATGTAGTTTTATTGGCCATTAGCTTCCTTTCTAGCTTGATCTATCTCGTTAATATCTTCAACCAGCTCAAATAAATCGTTGATTGGTAGATTCAGCAGATACTCTATTGAGCTGTTAGTTCTCATTGCTACCTGAATAGCAATCTTTCTTAATTTTTTGGCCAGGTCATCCTCACTGGCTCCTAATATAAAAAATAGATGGTGATTCTTGATGATATTGACTGCATATCCTTCCATCTGAGCGAATTAAAGAACTCAATTGGAAGGTTGGTTACTCGCATTGCAATATGTTTTGTATATGTAATGTCTTGATACTTCTGCTTAGGGTGGTAGTCCATCTTTGCCATCACCCTATCCATATACTCAGCATCAGCTGTAGTAAGGTCCTCAAGACCACTTAAATCCACTTTGTCAATTTTCTGACCTTCTAGGTCATATTGTTTAGTCAACTCGACCACGTAAGGTAGTCTATCGTTCAGATTTGTGCTTACCTCTTCGGTTGCACTGCTTGCGCTCATATCTGATGCAGCCTCTAAGCCTGCCATCTCTGTTGTGTTGTTCTCAATTTCTTTACTCATAAAATAGCCTCCTCTAAATAAAAAGGGCTCTGGGTTATCCCCAGTGCCCTAGTTGATTAAATGTAATCTAAGATATCCTTTGTGATATCTACACCAGCAATGATTGCCTTTCCATTGAACTTGTCAATCTCAATGCAAACCTGGCCGTTAATTTCTTCTTTGTAGTATGTAACCTCTTTGGTTACTGATGGCTTACCATAGCCACCTTTCTTAAGTGCACCAAAGTTAATCTCCTTCGTCATGCCACGTACTGTAATGGTACGATTCTGGAATGACTTTGTGTTATCCTCAGGGTTAACAAACTCCTGAGCACTTCTGAAGATTAATGGAGTGTTGTCCTGTGCAGCAATGCTCAATGTATCACTAGATACGTTCGAGAATGTGATAGGCAGCTCCATGCTCTGATACTGTCCTACAGCTGGGGAATCAATCTCACCTGCCATACCAGCAAGGTTGATAGTCTCGCTCATGCTTTTTAGAGTAACAAGAGTTGTTTCATCGGTTACTCCGATAATCTTGTTAGCTGCAGAAGCTGTGCCAGTGTAGACGTTATAATTATTGACTTTATCTGGAATCAGTTTAGGCATCTATTATTCACCTCCCTCAAAAGCATCCTGTAGTATCTTAGAATCCCATGTGAAACGGTTATCTATAGCTTCTACAGGTGTCCAATCAGCATATCTTGTATGGAACACAAAGTGTCCTTCGAGAATATCTGCGATTGGGTTTTCATCCTTAGCAAAGACTACACTTGCGCCTGCAAGGTAATCAGGTACTAATGCGTTAAGATCAGCGTTGTAATTGCTTACAACAGAATCTATAAGCTTATAGCTTCCATCAGCACCGATTGTTGACAGATACTCTGTCTTGAAGCGGTTCTCAAGATAATTTCCAACCATAACGCACTTAATAAAGCGGTTGTTAGGCTCTGTATTATCTGGGTATGCTGCTGTGTTGTTGCCCCATACCTTCCAACCTCCTAAGTATGCGAATGATACAATACCATAAGCATTCAAGAAGTTGTTAACCTGCTTCTTTGTCAAGTGAAGCTCTGTGCCACCATCAAGAACTACTCCATCAATTGGCACCTTCTTGTTATCAGGTGATGTAGGTACGTTACCATTGTTATTAGCAATGTATTGAAGTACAGCTGCTACAAGAGCAGATGCGTATACCTCTTCTCCTGCTAAAAGAACCTTTGGCCAGCATAGAGTTGTCCATCTTGTAAAGCATCCTAATGTATTCTTAGCTGTCTTTACATCCTGAACTGCTCTTGTTGAAGTGGACTCGATATCGACAACAGCCATAGCATTGATTAAATCACCAGCAAGTTCCGCCTTAGCTTCAAGAGCAGCTGCTACAGCTGGTAATCTTGAATAACCAGGAGCTGAAATAATATCAGCTACCATCTCAAATCTGCTATAGATTTCATCAACAAGCTCAATGCCTGTTCTAACGCCTGCGGCTGAAACACCACCGATGATATCCTCAGCTGTAACTCCTGCTGGGTTAAGCTTGGTATATGCAATCTTAAGTGTTGTCTTGTCCGCAAACTTTCCATCCGAGGTTACTGCAAGAGTTGGGTAGCCATCAGTGTTGAACTCTACTACATAATCCTTGTCAGCTTCACCTGTTTCTTCACCAGAAGTAACTACTAGTGAATTGAGTAAGATACCTTCCACTTCAATAGTTACTGAACCACTTGTGAGAGCGAAGTCTGCAGCTGCTACTGCTGTAACGTGTGTTGCCTTGGATGGGTCTAAGACGTTAATCATTACAACTGGTGCTACGCCTACCTTCTGGAATGCAGCAAGAGTTGTCTGCATCAAAGTGTAGTTTTCATAGTCTGTGCTGATGCCTAAGTAAGTTTTTACCTCATTTCTGTTTGAAACAAGGATTGGCACATTAACTGCACTGCTTGGATCATCCAAGAGATTGACTGGAGCTGTACCGATTGCCACCTGAAGTCTAGAGGCTTCGGTAGTATCAACAGATATGTCAGAATCTCTTGATGTGCTTATTCCATGTTTATAATCTGCCATTTTCTACCTCCTGTTTAAAAATTTTTTTATAGGTTAAATTTAAAAAAGAACCTTCTCTACGAAGCTCCTTCTTTGTCGTTACAACATCATCCATATTGACGAATAAATACTTAGTAAGTGGGTTGCGCTCGTAAGCCTCCTCAATTACTTCATCCGGATGATACGTGAATATTTGATTACGCCTCACTATACCCTTTAGGTTGGGGCCTAAGTACATTACACTCATACAAGCATTTCTATCCCTTCTTGATTTGCCTGTGGCAGCTTCCATCTTGTGATGTAATCACATTCGTAATAATTTGGATAGCATTCCTGATTAAAACGTTTATGACGCTGCTTTTGCATCTCATACTTACTAGCTATTATTCTTTGTTTCCAAAAATGTAGGTCTAATTGGTTCATGAGGTATGCCAAGATAAGATTCCCTTGATGCTGTTCTTCGAATAGCACAATAGATATCAGGATATGGACATTTACTATCCAGTCCCCGTTTTCATCTGTATCTTCATCATCAATCATTACCAGGATGTAGTCTTCTTGATCTAAGTCGGCTTCATCATCCTTGTAAGGTTTCTCCTGTCGATACAGGTTGTAATCTTTCCATACCTCACCATTTAGCTTTTTAAGGCTTTGAGTTTCAGTTAGCTTTTCAATTTCCTTGATTATTGCATCTTGTAAATCTAGGTCTGTCATTTAGTTACTCCCTTCAATACATTGTCTATCTCATGGACTAGACGTTTGCTAAACATGCTGCCTGCATCACGATTAAATCTAGCCAGCACTTCATCATTCTTAATGATTTGAGGAAGAGATGGGGCTGCCACGCCTCTTAAAGGTGCTTTTGATGCATTGCTTGTTCGCTGAAATAACGCAATGTTTCCTGATTTTGCCTGTTGTACGAAAGGCTTTGGCCTTTCCTCTAAAGCTTGTGGTCCATGCCTACGCATTACCTTAGCTTTTACATATTCAGGGTCTGCACTTGCAGGATCTGATGACTGAACTATGTAACGTGGAGATAACGAGGTCTTTCGACCAAAATGATATAGGTTTTGGTGTGCATCCTTATAAGTTAACGTAACGTAAGGTCTCTTGGATGTAGCTCTAGTAACCTTTAAAATATCATTAGCGTCTTTTTGTCTTACGTTGTAAACGTTAGCCGTTTCTTGCTTTATCGCCTTCTTGCCTGTATCGATTGAACGATTGGCAGCACGGGCTATAACAGCTCCCGATCTACTTGCAAGAGCTCCCAGTCTCTTTTTGACTTCCTCCTCTGATACAACAATCGTTACATTAATCATTTTTTAATCACCTTCTATACTGCATGGATTCCTAATGCAATCTGGTACACGCCTTTTACTAGAACCACTGATTGCACAAAGTATTTCTTACCATCCATCACCATTAAGGCATTGGCTGTAAGTTTGTTTCGCACATCAGATTCACGAATAAAAAGTGTGTATACGATTTTATTGATTGCAGTTTCCTTTGGATTAAGAGTAGCTTTCATTAATCCGTAAGACATCTTTGCATCCGTGCGATTGTTTTCAATAAGTACAACTTCGCATTCCTTACCATCAATTACATGCGTGGTAGCAAAATCATCTAAATCAAAAAATGCACATTCAAGGTCATCTTCGTAGCATTCACTGAAATTATTCATCTACCTTTTCCTCATCCTTGGCGTTGCCTTTTGGCTTGGTTTCTTTTGTGGACTCTGTGATGTAGCCCTTTTGCTTCATCCAGTCCTTATCAAAAGAGGACAGACCAGTTACGGTCTGTCCTTTCTTAAAGGTTTTATTGCCCACAATGATCTGAGTATTTGCAATTATCATGCAAGCTTACCTCCATTAATCTTCGTAGGTTTCCTTCTGATACTTGATTACAGCTGCCCTGAGTTCTGCAAGCTTCTCTTCGCTGCTTAATCCGCTCAATCCAATAGATTCAGCGTATGCGATTACTTCAGCCTTTGTTGTCATTGCGTTAATCTCAGCCTCTGTCTTAAGGTCTACACCTTCTGTTGGTGGCTCATCAGTGTCAACACTGTTGTCAGCCTCAGCCTCTGTAGCTACAGCATCGTAGATGTTGGCAACAAGCCATCCATCAATGTCGAGTGGGTAAGGAACTGGGCGAGAGAACATCTGAACCTCAACCATGTTATCCTTTTCGCTTGCAACTACTCTAGGCACAATCTTATCTGCATAAGATACAAAGCTGCCATTCTTAACGAATGTAACCTGTGAGTATACAGTTGTGCCAAGACCTGGACGTAAGAATGCGATTGTGCCCTTTGGAAGGAATGGCTTAGCCTCTCCATCAAGGTCCTCGTACTCTTCGTCATATGTGAACATTGTAAATACAATGCCGTTAACATTGATTGTACCATTGCAAGCAACTCCATTAGGAAGCTCTCTCTGGTCAATCGAACCTGTGTTAACTGACTTCTTGTCATAGAAATCAAGGAAGTCTTTGTCTGTCATGAGTACCATTGAAACATCACCGGTCATGACAATGTCTGTAGCATGTACGCCTCTCTTCTTGAGAATGCGTGCCATCTTGTAAAACTCCTGAATCTTTTCAGCAGCTGTCATTGTCTTGAAGTCCTTTGTGAATAGGTACTTATTCTTGAACTCGTTGTCGTAGAAACGAAGTACGTTCCTCTTGTAGTTCAATCCCTGTGCAGCATCCTCAGCACTTGCATAGTGCTTCATGATGATCTGACCAGTTGTGATAAGTTCTGTACACATAACTTCATGTGTACGTAAGATTGCCTGGCGCATGTCATCCATGTGTTCTGACTGGATTTCATTCTCACGACTTGCAGGAGTGCGATTAGACTCAGGTGACTCACCAAAAGCCTTCTTTTCAAGCTCCTCTGCTGTGATTGGCATCTTAGGTGCAATGTATGGAGCAGATACCTGCTCTGCACGATAACCTTCACTTTCCATTACGATATTTCCTGCCATAGGAATAACGAATGGAGCTATCTTTTTGTTGCCTTCTTTTGTCTCAATAAGAGCCTTCTCGGAGTAGAATACTCTACCATCAGGGAAGTATCTGTCTTTGAAGAACTGGGCAACTGGGTACATCTTCTTGATTGCATTAATCAATACTCTTGTCTCAACTACCATCTTTTCTTTCCTCCTACTTTAAATAAATTCCTTTACTTCTTAAGATTTCAAGGTGTGCAGCTGTGATTGTTGGTGCTGCAATCACTTCACTTTGTCTGAATGAACCACTTGTGTACACTGTTACAAGTGCACTTGTGTCATCCGCTGCATAGCTGGTTTCCTCAGCTGCGATAGCACTAGGCTTTCCATTTTCAGCATGAACTGAATATGTACCATTAGTGTCATCGTAATCGATAAGCTGGCCTCTTTCGATTGTTCCAGCTTCAGTGCCAGATACTGTTACTTCGATGTTTGCTACATCGAGCGGATGCTTACTATCGTAAACAAGGTTGTCCTTGTTCATTGTGTAAGCTTCAGAATTTAAAACTGACATAATTACTTTCCTCCTTTAACTGAATTTACATGATTTGCAAGTGCATCAGCATCATCTGTCTGCTCTTCACCTGCCTCAGGCTCTCCGACTCCAACTTCGTTTCCACCTGACTCTTCTGAATCCTCCTTAGCTGCGTTCAAGTATGCCTGTGCCAACTTGTCGCCATTAGCCATAGCCTGGTATGCAAGCGTAGGGCCATCAACTGGATTCTCACCATACTTAGCTTCAGTAAGAGCATCTGCTGTTACTGCATTGGCAATATTATCAAGGGACTGAATACGGTTTCTTTCAGCGTTCACGCCCTCTGTTCTTGCCTCTGCTCTCATAGCGTCAATCTCTGCCTGAGCCTCAGGGTTTTCCTGTAAAAATTCCTGTAGTGTCATGTGATTTTTTCCTCCTTCATTAGATTTATCAGAAACGGCCACTACGCCGATTTTCTGCTCTTCATTTTGCACCGGTGCAATTTCCATATTTTCAACTGGCTTGTCAAGCTGCGAAAGCATCTGTCTTAATGCTATCGCTTTGTCCTCAGGGATAATTTGAACATCCGCAGCAACAATCTTTGTTGCTAATGCTTCTGGCTCAACCTTTTGATTTGGATCTCCGAAGATATACCCATCGACAAATCCATTTTCAATTGCTGTCTGTGGGCTCATGTAACTATCTTTGTCCATAAGAGCTTGTATCTCTTCTCTACTCTT